AAGATGGAGAATACTGTGTGTATAAAGTCGATGAGGATGGCAAGAAAGTAGGTGATGAACTAGGATGTCATCCTACTATAGGCGAGGCAGAAGATCAAATTACCGCCATTAACATAAGTGAAGATGAGAAAGAGAAGGGAAATGGAGACGAGGAAGACAAAGCGGGAGAGGCAGGAGAAGCAGGAGAAACAGGAGAAGAAACTACGGATTCTGAGGAAGGGACAGAGAAAGAAGAGGATCTCGAAGAGAAGGAAGATCGAGAAGGAGAATCTGAAAGCGAACAGAAAGCGGAAGTGGAGGGGGATGAGGAGAAAGAAAGCGAGGAAGAGAAAGAGAGCGATGAGGAAAAGAGCGATGAGGAAAAGGAAATAGAGGCACGGGCCAGAGACCCAAAGGCATATTACGAGGCAAAGGCTCAATCGCTGTACGATCTCATCAAATCAATTAGAAATGCGTTCCATGACCAATTTGGGTACAAAGAGCCAATGTCGGATATCTGGTACTGGGTATACGACATTTACGAAGATTACATTATCTTAGAGGTAGATGCAGCCCAGGACATATATTTCTACGAGATTGCATACACTATCTCCGGCAAGGAAGAAGATCAGGTAGTCGAATTTGTCGAAAAGGAAGAATGGGTCAGGGGCACATTCAAGTTTGTTCCAGATGAGGAGGAGAAGAGTGACAACGATACTATCTTCTCTATGATGATTTCTATCCCTGCGGGCAGGGAAGAAAAAGTGCTTTCTGTACTCAAGGGAACAAATGTATTCAATATCTTCACAGAAAATGGCAACAATGGCAACAATGGCAACAATGGCAATAATGAAGAAGAGGAAGAAAAGAAAGAACAAGGGGCCGGGCCGAGCGTTAGTTCACCCACCTCAAGGAAATCTGCAATGAAAGATCTTCTTCAATCTATAGACATAGAATTAGGTGAAACTGAAAACATTTTGGAGGTGAACTAAGCGCTCTCGATCTAGATACAGCCCTTGAGCAAGAAAGAGTAAAGAACATGGCTGCAGGCGCTCCAGAAGTAACCGGGCCGGAGTTCAAGAACTTTGGCGAAATGATCAAGAGTGTCCTATTGTGGTCGAAAGGTTTGTACAAGGACGAAAGACTTCACTGGTACAATGATGCTGACGGCAAAGTTGCACAGGTGAAGGATTTGGTCGAAAATGTTGGTGCATCAGGTGGGTTCCTGGTTCCGACCGAATTTATTGCGAGACTCTACGCAATCATGGCAGAGTCGAACTTTATTCGTCAGCGTGCAACCATTATCCCGATGCGGCGCAGAAGCGTTTCAATCCCAGTGCTCGATCAGACGGGCACTACAGCGGGTATTCCTCACTGGTTCGGCGGGATGCAATTCTACTGGGCAGATGAAGCAACAGAAAAGACATCAACCGACGCGGCATTCCGCAAGATCACGCTGACTGCCCACAAGTTGATCGGTTATACCAGGGCATCAGATGAGCTAGTTGACGACGCGGCCATTTCCTTGGATGCACTACTTACTGGCGACAGGCAGATAATGCCATTGGGTTCACAGACCTAGCGAACATGATGGAGAACTTCCTGCCTAGCGCTCAGGGTATTTGGGTTATTACTCAAAGCGCAATGGCCGACCTGATCCAGCTGAACGGGCCAACGGGTAATCCAAGCTACATCTGGCAACCCAATGCTCGCGACGGGATCCCTGGCACGCTGCTGGGTCTTCCTGTCATCTGGACAGAAAAGTCACCCGTGATCGGTGTGGACGGTGATGTACTGTTGGCAGACTGGAGATATTACTTGCTTGGTGATCGTCAAGCGGTAACAGTCGAATCAACACAGTTCGACAGATGGCGCTATGACGAAACAAGCTGGCGGATGGTTCACCGCGTGGATGGGCAGCCATGGCTTTCGGCCCCGCTGACCCTGCAAGATGGTGCCACACAGGTTTCCCCGTTCGTTATCTTGGGCGGCAAGAGCACATAGTTGATATAATGATGGAGAGGGTAGGATATCTACCCTCTCCACTTGAGGAGGCAAGATAAATGAGCTATACAGAAAGATTCACAGAAGTCCACAAGTTGCTAATCAGTGAAAATGATGCCGCGCTAGAGCTTGGCATCACTGATACACCGTGGGTTTCCCTGATGAACTATCACCGGGTAGTTGCCATTCTCCATGTCATCGACATGGGCGCAGGCGCAACAATCGATTTTTCTATCCGCCAGGCAACAGATACATCAGGTACTGGCGCAAAAGTAATCTCGAATACGGCTGGCGTGACTACGCATGCTCTTACACAGCTAACGCAGGCCGGTGGCGATGTCGATTCTGACTGCATCATCGAGCTACGAACAGCACAGCTGGACGTAACTAATGGATTCGATTGCGTCAGCATACGGATAACTGGGGCAGTTGATACATGCGTGGTCTCATACCAGTTGTACGGTATCGTCCCGCGCTTTCCACCCGTTGGTGTAACGGAGTGGACAGAAGTAGTTGCTCCTGCTTAGTAACAACCCGAATATGTAAGTAGGAATAGGAAGGCAGGTTATCCTTCCTTCCTTTTCCTTCTTTTTCCCCTTTCTAATGTGGGTGGCGTCCCTTCTCGCCACCCACATCTTTCATTTGACCATATGAGTTTCTTGACATAGAAGCATGGATAGAGTACAATATGAATAGGTTGGGAAGCAGATAATCAAGTAATTAACCTCGAAAGGACTTGCATGGGCGACAGATGGGTTCGACTCAATACATTAAAGAATATCGAGCGCAACGGCAAGCTTCGCCAATATCATCCCGGCGATTGGGTTGCGGTAGGAAAGGCAACTGCCCTTCGCTGGATCGCGGAGGGGGAAGCATTCGATCCGAAAGCCGAGATCAGGGAATTTGTAGGTGACGATTTTGGCATCAGGATAATCGGCAATTCTGGCATCGGCAGAGATATTCTTGCCCGGGCAGGAGATGGAGATCCAATCCCGACCGCTATCGAGGGCGCACTTTTGCCATGGGAACTAACACTCATCTGGGATCCATCCTCGCTGCTAAGACAAGAAATTTTATCTATAGGGTTCAATTTCCTTTCTGTTTGGCAGGTAGCTTGCCCACTTATGAAATATGAGATTATGGCAAGCAATACAGGCGGCCCGGAAGACAGGGGTATAACCGCCGAGCTAATTGGCGATCTTCGCGTTCCAATGTATGATCCCAAGTTGGTATTCGTCAAGAGGTGTAGTGACACTCGCGAAATGGTAAAGGTATGGAAAGAAGAACAGGAAATTTCTCCCGCCTCTCCTCGTCACTCATTTTTGAGAGCAATATACAAAACGAAGCCGCTCATTCTGGCCCTTCCTCCGAATTGGACTAACCCGAACTATCTCAGTAGCGCGGATGATTGGTAGATAGGAATGAAAGGAGAAATAGAATAATGGAGATTATACTAATTTTGGCAGCAGTTATATGGTATTTGCTATGTGCAACGGCGATATTTACATTCGCAGGATACATCATGGCAAAAGAGGAAGTAGAGGGGTGCCTTAGCCTTGTATTCATATTAGGAATGAGCCTTTTCTGGCCGATTGCATTACCACTGTGGGTTATCATCTCTTGTATTCTTCGCCTGATAAACGGAAGCTAGTATGATTAGCCGGGGAATCATTTATGTCGCTTATGGCAAGAGGGCTCGGGATGAATTTCGCCAATCCCTTTCTATTCTTCGTCATTATAATGACTACCCGGTTTCTGTAATTAGTAATCATCCTTGCCCTGGTCTAGGGGTTGACTGGATCGAGTTTCCGGATAAAGACACTGGCGCGAGAATGGCAAAGCTCAATATCGACTTACTTTCTCCATACGATCACACGATGTATGTCGATGCTGATACGCGCCCTTACCAATCTATACATAATGGCTTTCATCCTCTAGACGATGGATGGGATTTTGTCGTTACTCTTTCGTCACAACAGGAAAAAAACTTTTTGTGGAGATGTAGTAAGGAAGAGGTCAGGCGGACGATGGATGTCTACTCGACTCACCGCATTCTTTCTCTACAAGGTGGAGTATTCTTTTTCAGGAAAAGTCCGCAGGCACATGCATTTTTCGAGTCATGGAGACAGGAATGGGGCCGATTTGGCGATCAGGATCAGGGCGCGATGCTGAGGGCCATGGCTCTTTCTCCCTTGCGCGTATGGCTTCTCGGGCGTCCGTGGAATGGCGGTGCCGTTATCGGTCATTTGTTTGGTCGTGCGGCAAGGAGAAAGTAATTGGTAGATATTTCAGGTCTTTTAATCATTCTATCGTGGCTGGGGCTGATCGTTATGCCACTCATTCTCGTCGTTTCTTTCATCAAGAAAATGAGAACTTTGGGCGGGTTGATATAGAAAGGTAATTCCGTGTCAATAAGCACTAATATTATGACAAATGATCATGTCTATATGACATTGGAGTATCCTGACGGACATATAGTACATGGAAAGTGTTTTATGGCTAGTGTTGGAATCGAACATCAATATGGATCATATGACAGTTTTCTTGGTGGGGAAATAGTGTCGATCAGTCCATCAATTACAACTATAGAACTCGTTTCAGACAAATTGTTCTTCTCCGAATCTGAGGAATATATCGAGCGGGTTAAAAAAGAGCGAGTTTCCTCCGAGTGGCAGTGCTGGTATTGCGGGCGTCCAAACAAGGCTGAGAGAGAGATCTGCGCGAGTTGCAATGCGGTTCGCCAGTTTGTCTATCGGTAGAGAGGAAGCATTATGGAAGAAAAAGATGAGTTCAAAAAGTACTTTGATGGACGAGATAACGAAGGGGTGACAGATGGACTTGCTTCCCTGGCCCATCTCTGTTATCAGTACCATTTTTTTCTTATGGAGGAAGGATTTGACGAGTTTCAGGCTCTTACGCTAACTCGGGATTATCAGCGCATGGTAATAGAGCACTCTAGCGGATAGAAAGAAAGAAGGAAAAGTGATGGATATACTCGGCTATTTTGGTGCTTTGTTGATTTTAGTCTTGATTTTTGTTTTGATAGTAATACTTTCACAGTTTCTCCTGGGACCATTATCCCGATGGTTGGCAAGTTCACGCAGAAAGGGCGCAGGAAAGGAATAATGCATGTACAAATCATCTGCAAGGATTACAACTCCTCTGACAAGATCTTGCCCAGGCTAGCTAATACCCTCGCCCGTACTCGCGGATGGGAAGTTGGTCGTACACCAAGGGGAGATGCAGACCTAAATCATTTCTCAGTTTATATTGAATATGGTGAAACTTATCGCAACTGGAACAGCACGCCAACTGCAGCGTACTTTACTCATTTCGAAGGATACAACAGAAACAAGGCTCGCTGGTGGGAGTATACATTAAAGAAGGTGGATCTTTGCATCACGACATCTCTCATGTATAAAGAGATGCTTATCAATCAGGGCGCAAAGAAAGTCTTTCAAGTTCACCCGCCTATAGATTCCAGATTCATCATAGCCGATCCACCAGTTACCAATATGCCTATCGTTGGCGTCAGTGGATTCATCCCCAAGAGATACGGGGATAGAAAGGGGGCAGATTTACTCAACCAATTACGTTCTCGTCCGGTTATGAGCAAAGTGCACCTGATAGCATCTGGCGGGGGGTGGCCCAATATCGTATCTTGTCGATACAGCCTGGAGAAACTTCCTCGCTTCTTTCAGGGACTTTCCATTCTGCTATGTACCTCTTTGATCGAAGGCAATCCGATGCCTCCATTGGAAGCATTGGCGTGCGGTATCAAGATCGTCATTCCAACTGGCGTCGGCCTGCTGGATGAATTGCCCAAGATAGATGGAATTTACAGGTATGAAAAGGGCAATGTGAAACAGATGGAGAAAGCATTAAAGCGAGCTATCAATAGCGGTGATGTTGATAGGCAGGCCCTACGCCATTCAGTAGCAAATTATACAGAAGAAAGATGGATTTCAGATCATCAGGAGGCATTTGAGTCATTGATAAATAACGTACCGCCAGTCAAAGTCAGCGACACAGATAATCGCGGTGTATATTACGTTGCATTCGGGAAACCGGCCCGCAAGTGTGTCAAGCAAGCTATGAAAAGTTTCCGCAAATTCATGCCGAGGGATATTGAAATTGCCCTGGTCAGTGAAAGCCCAATTGGTATAGAGGATCACCATATCAAATGCGATGATGTAGACGTTGGTGCCAGGCATGCAAAAACTGCAATGTACGATCTCGCCCCTGCTTATTGGGACTATGTAATGTATCTCGATGCAGACACCGAGATCATTTCGCCGGATCCCGTATTCCTTTTTAAGATTCTCAAGGATGGTTGGGACATGGTGATTTGTACTAACCCAGGCAAATTTCATATTGCTCGGCGGATGGTTCGCCCAGACAACAAAGATGAATGCAATAAGACATTTAACAAGATTGGCACACAGGAGGTTATCCAGTTAAACGGTGGAGTTCTCGCCTTTCGCAGAAACGAGAGAACGAGAGACTTTTTCCATGCCTGGCACAAAGAATGGAAAAAGTGGGGCAAGAGAGATCAGGCTGCTCTTTTGCGCGCCCTATGGGATCATCCAGTCAAGCTTTTCGTTCTCAACAATCGCTGGAATACAATTGAGCAATACGTGGAAAATCCGAGGGGATATACGGCAGGAATAATCCATCATGTTATGACCGCAAGAAGATGGTCTGGGACAATCCAAGGACGATCAGATAGTAAAGAGGCATGGGACAAAGTTAAAGAGTTTGGGAAAGGTTATCGTTAGAATGTTCTCCTTGATGACAGGATTTACAGAGTCTTTCTGTTTTAGACCATTCTTGGGAAGTGATTCTTTCACATATTTTGCATTGATGTCTGTGTCCGCCATTGTATCTTTTATCTTCTCTAAATTCAGAGATCGGCTGCGGTCTATTTTTATGCGGACAGCTGCTTTTGTTACATACTTTCATTTCCATTTCTTCCTCCAAAAAAGAAGCCTCCGCCAGGCGAACGGTATTGTTGCTCAGACAATACACAGACTAGCCCATTGGAGGCATAAAAACGAAATCCGTCCCTCTGTATTGTATTGTCTGAGCAATAGTATTATATGAATAGTGGGCATATTTGTCAAATAGAGGAGGAAGAATGAGAAAATTCATCGTGACCTGCATTGCATTACAGGAATTACTTATCGATGATGAAAAATCGGAGGAATCACAAAAAATACTCAGCGATGAGCATTTGCCATGCGATGGGTCATTG